GCTAAAGACGGATGAGATCATTCCTGCTCTGACTAACTACACAGTGGCAACATTACCCAGCGCAGTCACTTCAGGCAAGGGCGCAAGGTCTTTTGTAACCGATGCTTTGGCTCCTGTATTTGGAGCAACCGTTGCGAGTGGTGGTGCTACTGCTACGCCCGTCTATTCTGACGGCACAAATTGGAAGGTCGGATAATGGCACAGTATTCAGACGAACAAATACGCGCTTATGTAGAAGCAAACATAGATAATCCTGCGGCTATTGCAGAAGCAGCGGCGGCGGCTGGCGTATCAATGGAAGATCTGTCTCGCGCTACTGGATTTTCTGTTGCTGACGTTAGTGGTTATTTTGGTAATGCAGGCGTAGAACCTCCCCCTGCTCCAGAGCCTGCGTACTTTAATGCCAACCCAGATGTAGCTAACGCATACCAAGACAATAGCTACGGCATGAGTCCACAAGAGTTTGCCGATTTTCACTACACCAATTACGGGGTTAATGAAGGTCGCGTGGAATCTTCACCAAATATTGCTGCGGCTGTTCAAGCACAAAATGAAGTTGCTAATGAGCAAACAGCTAAACCTCAAGACGAGTCGCCACCACCTCCTCCGCCAGCGCGTGTTTATGAGCCACCATCTCCACCAGAGCCACCACCTCCGCCTCCTCCGCCACCGTCTCCACCACCTCCACCGCCTGTTCCGGTAGTTAGTGCCCCTGCGGGGATTGCATCGTTGCCAGCCGCCAAAACTACTGCTACAACTACCGCTAAACCTTCAGCAGTAGACACAATTACCAAACAAATTCTTGCGCAAAACTTAAGCTCAAAATGGTCTGGTGAGGGTAAAGGGTCGGCTGAAGCCAATGCTAGAGATATGGCAGAGATCATTGCGTCCACAGGCGCTACAAGCATTAAAGATTTTGGCAAAGTTACTAAAACTGTTGATGCCGCTGTACAGCCTGTATATGGGCAAGGTGACTTGGTAACTGACAGCGAAGGTCAGCAATATTATTCGCAAAAAATTATTGGTTACGTAGACCAAGATGGCAAGCCAGTTGACGCTAGTTTGGTTAAAACTGAGACTGTTTATGGCGGCGAAAGCGGAAGTGATAGCACTGCCTACATTGCGCCTGTAGGTAAACAAGAAGTATTTGGTAATAAGAAAACAGGTCAAGAAGTAAGTAGTACATACGGAGAACGTCAAACTGGTGATTTCTTTGGTGGCACTTTTGCCGGTAAGGGCAACACTGGGTACGGCGTAAAATTTGATGCCAAAGGCAATCCAGTTTTTTACACTGCTGGCGCGTCATCTAATGACTTTGCCAAGCTCATGCAAGACCTTGGCCCAATCGGTAACATTGCTCTTGCTGCTATTGGTGGCCCTATGGCGGTGGCTGCGATGGGTGTACTTTCTGGTAAACCTCCGGGGGACATTCTTAAATCCGCAGCGTTGTCATACCTTGGCGGACAGGCGGGTAGCTTTGTATCTGGCGCGGAAGGTATCACGGACATACTGGGTGAAACCGGAACAAAAATAGCGGCTAATGCAGCTAAACAGTTTGTCGGTAGCGGCGGCAAGGGAATTGATCCCCTTAAGCTGTTGATGGGCAGTGGCGCTATGGACAGTTTCTTAGGTAGTGGCAGTGGCGTTGATGGCCCTGACAGCACGGAATTTATTGAAGGTTACTTTGCCCCCGGTGGGGAAGGTTATATTGACGGTGCAGGTGGCACTGATGGCTTCTTGCAATCTATTGGCATTACTAGCGTTGACGACTTAATTGACAGCGGGTTAAGTAACGACGACATTATGAATTTAATAACCGGTGAGACAGGCACAGGCGGTCTTACTAGTTTGCTTAGTGATGGCGATGGTTCTTCATCTACCATTATAGAAGGTACAGGTACAGGTACGGGTACAGGCACAGACATTACATTACCTAGTGTTGACGATGATTTTGTACCTACCATTACAACAGGTACAGATACAGGTACAGGTACAGGTACAGGTACAGACGTTACTTTACCTAGTGTTGACGATGATTTTGTACCCACTGTTACAACAGGCACAGACACAGACGTTACTCTACCTAGTGTTGATGATGATTTTGTACCTACTGTTACAAATGTCACTGAAGATGATATTTACAGTATATTAAACAGTGGAAACGTTGGTAACATAACCAGCTTGATTCAGAGTTTGACTGCCGGAACCGGAACAACTAAAACAACTGGAACCGGAACAACTAAAACGACTACAACTGGAACTGGAACCACAACCGGAACTGGAACCACAACCGGAACTGAAACGGGAATTACAACTACTAAACCCACGGTTACCACAACTAAACCTACTGTAACTACAACAAAACCCACGGTTACCACAACTAAACCTACTGTAACTACGACAAAACCCACGGTTACTACAACAAGACCTACTGTAACTACGACAAAACCCACGGTTACTACAACAAGACCTACTGTAACTACAACAAGACCTAAAACTATTACCGGTACAAATGTTGCAAAAACGGTAGCTAGTTTGCTGCCTGCGCTTGGTAAAACAACCACCCCTGCAACGGCAAAAACTGCGGCCACGGCATCTACAAACCCTGCGGTTGATGCAATTACTAACTTGGCGCAACAACAGCAAACTCAACAAACCAATTTACTCAATCTAATGGGTGGTAGTGGTAAAGATCAGCTTGCTAATATAAAATCTTACAAAGACCTTTACGGGTATGACTTGTTTGGGGACAATTACGTACCCCCTTCAGCGGGCGACCTTGAAGCGCAAGATTCGGATGATGACTTTTTTAACGGCGGGCACGTAGATGATCTTAGCGTTGATGCCTTGTTGCACATTTTAAGGAACTGATATGGCTTATGACGACGGCACTGGCGGCAACACCGAAGGCTTTCATGACTTTACTGGTATGAGCGAGGGCGGTGCTGAGAACGTATTTGATCCTACCTACGGCGGTCAGTTTAGTATGAATAGCGGCGAGAGTGTGTTTGACCCTACTTATGGCGGTCAATATGGCGCTGGGGCCGAAAATGTATTTGACCCCACCTTTGGCGGTCAGCTTGGTAATGTAGCCGGAGAAAACGTATTTGACCCTACCTTTGGCGGTCAGCTTCCCGGTGTTAACACACGCTCAATCTTTGGTGGTGGCGCTAATGCTGCTCCTGCAAATACTGGCGGTAACGGTATTACTGACTTTTTAAAGTCTTTAAATTTAACCAATGCTGGCGGTATAGCTGGTGCGCTGGCTGGTGCAACGGGCGCGTTTACAAATGCGCCTAAAAAAGCATACGAGGGTAAGATCCCTCAACTGCAAGCTATCCGTAACATGGTGACTGCTCCTCCTACGACGAACTACCGTCCCGGACAGGGCGGCGTTAACTACAATGCTGATGTGTTTTACGCTCCTGCAGGTACTGTACCTGCGGGCATGACGGGAACAATGACCCCTGCTGCGCAAGTTGCTGCGGCTAATGCGGCTAGGGCTACCGCTGTTGCGCCTAAGAAAAACTCTACACTAACTAACCTTGCAAAAACCGCTGGCATTGCTGCATTGGCAAAACAAGTTCTTGGTGGTACAGGCAATAAAACTACTGACGGGTTGCAAAACCTAATCAATACGCTCACTGGCGGTGGTACAAAAACTACCGGCGGTACAACTACTACGGGCGGTACGACTGGCAACACAAAAACAACTGTTGGTACTCCGGCTGGAACTAATAACGCCAGTGTTATAGGCGCGGTTACCAAAGCTGTTACGGGCGCTGGTGGCGCAAACACGCCTACTAGGAGTGGTGGCGGCGGTGGAGGCGGTAGCCCTGCTGGAGGTGGTGCTGGAGGTGGTGCTAGAGGTATTGGAGGCGCTGGTGGTACTGGAACTGTTACCGGTGGTGAAGAAGGACTTACTACCCCCGAAGGTGAATATGCCGGTGCGGATGAATTTACTGGAATTGACGAACAAATTGCTGCTAATGCAAACGATCTTGCGGAAGCTCCAGTGTTGTCTGATGAAGAAGTTGATGCTGAATTAGCTCGTGTAGCTGCCGAAACAGACGACGTATATGGCACGGGAGATGGTATTGATACCACTGACATTATTGGCGGTGACAGTTTCCACGACTTTACCGGTATAGACGACGTTGTTCTTGGCGGTGGGGATGATGGCTACTATGACTATACGCAAGACATGTCTAACACCGACTACGGTGGCTTTGATTACTCTGGGTTTGACTTTGGCAGTAACGACCTTGACCTAAGTGAGTTTGACCTCGGCAACGGGGATTACTCTAACTTTGATTTTGGTGGCGGTGATGACTTTAGTTTTGATTTAGCTGACTACGACTTCGCAAGGGGCGGAAGGATTAATATGGCAAGGGGTCGTTACTTACAAGGAAACACCGACGGTATGGCTGACAAAATCCCCGCTCGTATTGGTAAAAAACAACCTGCTGCGCTTAGCCACGGCGAGTTTGTTGTGCCTGCGGATGTTGTGTCTCATCTGGGTAACGGCAACTCAGATGCCGGAGCTAAAAAGCTTTACCAAATGATGGACCGAATTCGTGTTGCCCGCACTGGCAATAAACAACAAGGCAAACAAATTAACCCGGACAAGTTTATGCCCGGCGGTTTAACAAACGCTTATGCTAACGGTGGCAAAGTACAAGGATTTGCAGGCCCTGACGGTAGCGCAGTAGGCGCAACTGGACTTGGTTCTGCGGTAAATGCCGGTATTACTGGCACAGAAACTGGCCCTAATAGCTGGGCGGGCGACTATATGTCTAACATGCTTGGTAAGACCCAAGCGCTAACTGAGTCTCCATATCAGCAGTACATGGGGCCATTGACTGCGGGTCAATCTCCCTTGCAAACTTCAGCGTTTAACAACGCCGCAAACTTACAAACACCGTCTAGTATTGGCGCTGCCGCTACAACCGCAGGTAATATTGGAACTGCCGCCCAAGGGTTAAAGTACACCCCTACGACTCAATCGTTCGATGCCACTCAAGCACAGCAATACATGAACCCGTATTTGCAGGCTTCCCTTAATCCTCAACTAGAAGAAGCCCGCCGTCAGTCACAGATTACCCAAGCTCAGAATGCCGGTAAGATGACTCAAGCGGGTGCTTTTGGTGGTGGACGTCAAGCCATTCTCGATGCAGAAACACAGCGCAATCTTGGCACCAATATGTCCAATATTACTGGCACTGGCTATAACACCGCATATAACAATGCTCAACAGCAATTTAATGCTGACCAAGCCCGTAAGATGCAAGAAGCTCAGTACGGCGCAACCTATGGTTTGCAGGGCTTGCAGACCGGCTTACAAGCCGCTCAAGCTCAAGGTCAGCTTGGTGCTACACAATCCTCCACAGGTTTGGCTAACTTGTCACAACAGCTTGCTGCTGGTCAACAGCAACGTGGTATTGAGGCCGAAGGTATAGCAGCGGACAAATCGGCGTTTGAAGCTGCTAGGGAAAACCCGTACAAGATGCTTCAGTTTCAGCAGTCTATGCTTCAAGGCATGCCAATTTCTGCAACTAGCTACAACATTGCACAACCCACAAAGCTTCAAGAAATTATGGCTGGTGCGGCAGGTGGCGCAAAAGCAGTTGGCAAGAGCGATAAAACTGTAGCCGATCTGTTACAACAATTAGGCTTGTAAGGAAACATCATGGGTATTGAACAATTAGTAGATAACTTTATGGGCAACCCAGCGCCGTTAAAAGCCAAGGTTGATCGGGCCAACGCCAACAAACCGCCTAACGAAATCCCTAGAGATTTAGAAGAAGCTATTGCCCTGCAAAAGATCGCCGATATACAAAAAGGTGCGCAAAATCAACAAGCTATGCAAGCTGGGGGTCCTCAGCCGTCTGTAGTCCAAAGGCTACAACAGATGCTAGGTAATGCTCAGCAGCGCCAACAACCGCAAATGCTTCAAGGCCAACCTCCCATGCCTCAACAGCCCGTAATGGCTGCGCGTGGTGGTAGCATAAACCAGCTTATGTCTAACCTTGGCCGTAACTACGACGGCGGCGGCATTGTTGCGTTTGCACCGGGCGGAGAAATTAAGCTAGGTACAGACTTTGCCTCGTTCTTACAAAAAATGGGTACGGATTACGTGGAGTACGCCAATTCACCACCCGAAGTCAAAGCTAACCTTAAAGAAATGTATGCGGAAACTAAAGCCGCAGGCCCGACCGCAGGACAAACCGCCTCGGCTGCAGCTAAAGCTGTGCCCACTGCTGCCGCCACTGCTGCCGCTGAAGAAGCAAGTTTGCTTCGTAGATTGTCAGAAGGCACTGGTAAAATGGCGGGTAAAGTTTTGCGAAGAGCCGGTCCTGCAGGATTAGCTCTTGAAGCAGCTAGTAAGTTTGGTGACTACAAACTTAAATCCGATGATGACATTGACACCTCCGCTTCAGGCACATTTGAAGATTTAAAAAAGGGTGAGTTGGGTCGAGCCGCTAAAGGTTTAGGCATGGGCTTAGGTGAACTAGGCGCAGACTTAGGGTCATCTGTTGCAAACACACTTGACTACGTTGTGCCCGGTAAAGCTCCTGTGTCTAGTGCGTACGACAAACTACTGCGGAGTTCCGGTTTGTTTAAAGACAACGTATCTGCGCCCGCCAAACAAGAAGCTACGGCAGTAGATGCAGAGACAGAAAAACTAAAGCGTTTAGCAGCAGCCAGAGCGCAGACTGGGCAGAACACAAACCCCGCGTTGCGCCCACGCCCCCCTGCAGCGGTAAAACCAGCAGGACCCCCCGGCCCACCCAAGCCACCCGTAGAAGCCGTTACCAAACCAGAAGTGGAAAAAGCAGAACCGGTTAACAAACTACGCGAAGCCATAGAAGCCAATATCTTTAAAAACTTGAACAAAGACGAAGGCGCTGAGTTTCAAAAGAACGCTCAGCGTTATAAAGATTACGTAGGCATAGATAAATTACTCGAGCCAAAAAATGCTCGAATCGCAGAGCGCGAAGGCATGCTGAAGAAAATTCAAGGCGAACGTTTGCCCGAGTGGGTAACTGGTTTTGACCGCGCTTCTAAACCTATTGTAAGCGGCGGTATTGGTACGATGCTAAACAATCTAGGTTCTGGCATGCAAGGCCAACGCGAAGCGTACTCCGGTCAGGACTTGAAGTTTTTTGATGAGATCAGCGCCATGAAAGACGAAGTCCTTAAGCTTACGCTTGAGGGTAACTATAAAGCCGCCGCTGCTGGCGAAGCTGCAATTAAGGCCGCTATTGACAGTAAAGAGAAATCAGAACATTCCGGCACAAGTTTGCTCAATGTAGATGAGCAAACTGCTCAGCGCAAACAATCCGCTAGAGAGGCGGCAGAAGCAAAAGTCCTAGCGGCAAAACTTGCGGCTGACGCAAAACGTGCGGCTGGTTCTGGGTCTGGCGACAAACAACGATTGAATGAGCTTAAAGCTTTACAGTTGTCTAAAACTACGCAACTTAGGACCGCTTTTGGTTCTGAAAAACGACGACTACAAAGTGAGTTAGCCGTTATTGAAGCTGAGATTGCACAAATGGCCGGAGTCGGTACAATGGGAGCAGCCCCCGGCGCAGCAGGCCCCGGCGGAACCACCCGCGTGCGATTTGATGCGCAAGGGAACCAAATTAAATGAGGTGATGTATGGCGATTGAAGCGCAACTGGCCGATGGCCGAATTCTTGAATTCCCCGACGGCACAGACCCAAGCGTAATTCAAGCAACAGTCAAACGGTTAGTCGCTCAATCATCCACCCCAAAACAATCCACAATTGGTAGCGAACTGGTTCGTGGTGGTAAACAGTTAGTATCTTCAGCGCGTACGGGTATCGGAAGTATCTTTGACCCTGAGGGGGCAGCTAGGGCTGGTGTTGCCCGTAGCGAAGACATTGGTAGAGAAGCTGGCGAAGGCGTTAGCTTAGAAGCCGTTAAAAAAGCATACAAAGACAAAGGCTTGCTGTCTGCAGCAGGCGAAGTTGTGTCGCAAGTCCCCCGTGCATTGGCCGGTCAAGGCGCAAACCTAGCATCCATGTATGCTGGCGCTAAGGCAGGTTCTGCTGCCGGTTCTGCATTTGGTGTTCCCGGTCGTGCAGTTGGTGCGGCTTTAGGAACTGGCGCGGTTCTGCTTCCACAATTTATGGGTTCCAACGTTGAACGCCAAGCCGAAGAACAGATAGAGGCAGGTAAGAATGTAGACATTGACCGCAAAAAAGCCTATATATCCGCCGCAGGTCAAGCCGCACTAGAAGGTGTTGGTACTGCATTCACGCTGGGCAAACGCGTAGTTGGCGGGATACTTGGGCTTACGGATGATGTTGCTCTCAAAACTGCTGCCGCGCAAACTGAGTTAGTCAAAGCCGCCGAGCGTTCGCTGGCTGCATCTGCGGGGCGTGGAGCTATCCGTGGTACGGCTGAGATGCCCGTAGAGGTTGCCCAACAAGTTCTTGAGCGCTACCAAGCAGGGTTAGAGTTAACGTCTCCAGAAGCCTATAAAGAATACGGTGAGTCTGCATACCAAGCCGCTTTGATTGGTACGCCCTTGGGCGGCGCAGCAGGCGCTGTAGAACGAGGCCAAGCCCGTGGTCAGTTAGACCAACAACGTCGCGCTGAAGAAGCTGCACGACCACGCGAGCCAAAAGAAGAAGTTGTACCGGGTGCCACGCTACCTGAAACTGCCCGTGTAGGTACGCAGGGTACGCTGTTCACGCCCCAAGAGATGGGTAAGAAAGTTGCGCCGCCAAAGGAAGAACCGGAACCTAAAACTGCTGCAGTGCAGCAAGGCGAACAAGCCACTCTTGGTTTAGATTTCCAACGTGAATACGCTGACCTTGTAAAAGAACAAGAAACGCTTAAGATGCAGCCCCAAACCCCTGAGGTCAAGGCGCGTATCAAAGAACTAGCCGAGCAACGGGCGTCATACGACGAAGCTGATATTGGCAGACGTCAAGCCGAAAAAATCATTAAAGAACAACGACTTACGGAAGAAGCAGAGAAAAAAGCTGCTGACGAAGCCGGTACGCAACGCTTTCCCGGTCTGGCAGGTCCAACCACTGCGGCTATTACCCAAGCAGACATTGATGCCATAGGACTGCCTCTAAAAACATCCAAGCAATGGATAACTACCAATGTGCTTGGCAAAACCGTTGAAGAAATTAAAGCGCTGGTTCAGCGCGACCCCAAACTTATTAGCGGTACTGGTGCGCGTGCTGGGGTATTGAAAGCGCTAATAGCGCCACAACCTGCAGCTTTTGAGGAGAAACCAAATGAGCCGACCATTACCCAAACGGATAAGCCTCAAGGAGAGCTTGACCTCGGAGGAGGTGAGTCAGGCGTGGGAGTATCTGGTAAGCCTACCGGAACCGACGTGGTACAACCCGGAACCGGAGTTCCCGCCACCACCGGAACATCTGAAACACCTAACGGACTCGGACTGGCACCTGCTGGACAACCTGCTGGCACGGGAACTACAACTCAAGGAGCGCAGCCCACTGCAGTAACGACTCCCACTGAACGCACTACTAACGTAGTCTTTGAAGAGATACGTGCGCTAATCGCAGAACAACAAGCCTTGCTTACTAAAGCTGGGCGTATCCCTGCTGTGAAATCTCCAGCCCGTAAAAAATGGGATTCGTTGAGTACGCAGATTGACCAAAAGAAAGCGGAGTGGGCTGAACTTGACAGAGCCGAGCGACTACCCAAAGAAACCAATGCGCCTACTACTACTCCTGCTGATACTGGTACTACTGCCACTACCACGACTACTACGGGACCAAAGAAGACTACTGGCCGGACTACTAAAACTACCACTACCAAAGAGACTCAAGCACCGGCTACTACTGGCGCTCCTAAAGTTGTAAATCCGTTTGCTGCATTGGTAAAAGATACAGGCGACGCCGGAACAACGGTTGAGGAAGAAGCGCCTAAACCCGCAAAAACTAAATCTCCGTTTGACTTTAGTGGCCCATCCACAATTGGCGAAAAATTACAAGCCGAAACTGAAGACACTAAGGCCGGTCAAGCTGCGGCTAGAGCCGTTAAAGCCGCTGAAGAAGCCGAAAAAGCTGCTGCAGAAGCCAAGAAAGCTGCCGATAAAATTACTAAAGCTGAAGAAACGCGTAAAGCCGAGGAAGCCAAGAAAGCTGAAGAAGCCAAGAAAGCTGAAGAAGCCAAGAAAGCTGCCGACGCCAAGAAAGCTGAAGAAAAAGAACGTAAAGCTGAAGAAGAACGTAAAGCTGAAGAAGAACGTAAAGCTGAAGAAGAACGTAAAGCTGAAGAAGCTAAGCAAGATGCAATAGCCAGACAGTGGACTAATAGTATTGTCATTGAGCCTACATGGTCAGAAATTTACGGATCGCCGCAAACACCAATTGTTTATGAAGACGCTGATTTTGCAATGTATCGCGCATTAAACAAAGACAACCGCGTCCGATTCTACGTGGTTAACCGTAAAGGGCAAGTAGCGACGTATCCTATATCACTGCCAAACATGCAACCTAGTTGGTTAGCGGGGAAAGACCTTACTCGGTTGGTTGACGCTGCAACCAAGTTGCATATGAAAGAACTTGACTTAGCTGTAAGCAATCGTGACGGGCCATTCTTTTCAGGAAAAAATATAGTTGGTGCCGATGCTGTTAATCCTGCAATAGTAGGGTACACGGAAAACATATTGCAATTATTGGGTTTAGGTAACCTACGAATATTTATATTTAGCAAACCCGATCCAACTGACAGTAGTTATGTGGACAAGCACAAGCTGTATGGTACTCAGTTTGCTCGAATAGTTGAGATACGAGAAAATAACGTAAATGGCTCTGCATTACATCTTGGTGGGGACGGCAAGACGTACGCCGTTTATTTGCGACCCGGTATGAGCGAGAGCAAACAATTAGAGATTTTAACTCACGAACTTGGCCACATAGCACAAGTCCATTTGTACGACAACGCCAGTACCGCAGAACAAAAAGCCATTACTAACGAATATTTAGCATGGCGCGCAAAAGCTAAGGTAGCAACAAAACGTGATTTTATGTACATGTTGCGTAATCGCGAAGACGCCGAAAGCAATATTAGACGAGCCGAATTAAATGGCGACGCGGATGCCGCTGCAGCCACAATGGAAGAGTTTGAGTCTTATTGGATTTCATTTGGCGAATGGTTTGCAGACAACGTATCACGTTGGGCTACGACTAACGAAAAGCCATTGAGTATTGCAGATAAGTTTTTCTCTAGAGTTGCTCAGATGATGCGCGACTTGGTAGCTATTGTTACCAGCCGTAAATATCCACCCGCTAAATCTGTTGCAGACTTCTTAAACAAAGCAGGCCCAGCAAACTTTAAGACAGCGCCAAACATTAGCTTGCCGGAAAATTCGCAGGAGATAAAACAACAGTTCTCCATATCGTTTAGCGACGAACAGCTAATTGACTCTATGGGGCCGCTAAACCGCGACGACAAATCCGGGTTAAAGAAACTGCTTGTAGGTGTCCAATCCAATCCTGACATTGGCTACGTGACTAAGTTCCGTACGCAAGTAACGGACATTGCTGCCACTATTGAAAAACGTCTGAGGGAGAAGTTTGATGGCGCAGTGCGTAACTCACTGGGTGAACTTAATCCTATGGGTCTATACCGTCAGGCGCAAGACTACACCAAAATGCTGTTGGAATACTTCCAGACTGGTACGTTGTACAAAGATAAAACAACCGGTCTGTGGAAGTCCGGCATGGGTGAAGGCGTCCGCCCCCCTGCAGAAGTCTATGCGTTGATTGACCAGTATGCGGAGAAGAACGGGTACAGCCGCGAACGCGCTACACAAATTGCCAGTCGCATATTAGAAGGTGTGCGTTTAGATGAGATGCGCCGGTCTAATAATACGGGCATGACAAACTTTGCACTTCACTTAAAAGACAACGAGATTGACCAGTTGGTGCGAGCTTACAACGCCGACCCGGACTTGAAGGAAATGAGCAAGCTCATGGACGAAGCCCGTAAAGCGATGGTTGACAACTTGGTTGCGGTAGGTAGGTTGTCTGCCGAAGAAGGTAAGTTGTGGCGTGACGTCGTAGGCTATGTGCCGTTTGATCGTGAAACAATTGATTCCGTAGCTGCCAATTTTAATAAGGCTAAAAAGATTAGTGGCAAAGGTTTGGCACAGCTTGGCAAACTACCTGAGTTGGTTGGTTCGTTTGAACGTCCAGTGGGCAATGTGTTCGATAACTACCTAAACACGCTTGGTTGGATGGTTGGGCAAACGCTTAAAGCCGACGCTACTCTAATAACTTTGCGCAGTTTGGAAGATATTGGGCAAGCTAAAAAATTGCGTACTGGAGCATCGCCAACTGCAAACAGTGTGGGGGCTTACGTAAACGGTGAAATGCAGTACTGGGAGTTGCCAAGCAAGTACGACGTCATGGCGTTTAAAGATTTGAACCCACCTAAAGCGGGTTGGATTCGGGCAATGGGTGCGTTCTCTAACATCCTACGTAAAACAGTTACTGTACTGCCACCATTTGCGTTGAAGCAGGTGATGGATGACGTACAACGTGCCATCATGACGTCTGGTGTAAGAAATCCCGGCGCGTTAGTTTGGATGTCTTTGACTAACTTTCCCAAGCTGGCATTGGCAGAACTGCGTGGCATCCAGCACCCGATAGTTAAAGACTTTGGGCGGCTTGGTTTGACCGGTGAGTATGACTTTGAAGCCGGTAAGCCTGCAACATCTCTGCTAAAAGACTTAGGCTACAAAAAGCGTGGCATGTTTGAAACGCTAATTCACAGATTAGATGGTATTACCCGCGCATCTGACTTGGCGGTTCGTAAAGCTATCTACGACCAAACCTTGAATGAAAGCAAAGATGAATTGTTGGCGCAGACCCGCGCCCGTGAGTTTATTAACTTTCGTCGCCGTGGCGCAAACCAGTTTGTGACTGACATGGTTACGGTTATTCCGTTCTTTAATGCTTACATTCAAGGTATGGATGTGTTGTACCGCGCTGCATCTGGCAAAGACTCAAGCTCGTCCGTTGATCGCGCAAAAGCTCGACAACTGTTCTATAGCCGTGCAATTACCGTCACGATGCTGAGTTCCCTGTATGCGTTGGGTAAGGGCGATGATGACGAAGACTACAACGAGATGGACTTGCGTACACGGGACAGCAACTGGATTCTTGGTGGCGGATACAAGATCGGAGTTCCGGGCGAACTAGGCGCTATCTTTAAAGTCATCCCCGAGCGTATCGTAGAGTACATGCGCCGTCAGGGTACGCCTGAAGAGCAGACGGCATTTGAAGCCGTGCGCACAACGCTAAACTACATGTTTGAGCAATACTTGGGCCGCGCCGTTCCAATACCGCAAGCTATCAAACCGGTGATTGAAGCATGGGCTAACAAGTCATTCTTGACTGGCAAAGACTTAGAGGGCTATCACCACAGGGCAATGGACCCAAGCATGCGTAAGACTGACCAAACCTCCGAGCTTGCAAAAGCTATTGCGGTGTTTAGCCGTGATGAGATTGGTGTTGAAGTTTCCCCAATCATGATTGATAACGCACTGCGTGGTTACTTCGGTTCAACTGCTGCTATGGTTACCATGGTGACGGACAGCTTACTCAACCCAACGCGAGTCGACCGCCCACTGCACAAGTACGCACTGTTCAGCAACTACTTGTATGACCCAGTTGGCACACGACGCATGACTGAGTTCTACGAAGAGCGCGAGAAGGTCGGCAAAGCCAACACTACGCTAAACGAGTTGATAAAAACTGACCTTGATCGGGCAGAGAAATACGTTGTAGAACACGAGGCCGAGCTTGAGCTAGAAGGTATGATTAACTCTACGCTTGAGCAACTGGAACGCACTCGTGCGTATCGCAAGTATTTAAATAGTCCCGAAGGCGCTGCCGACATGAGTAAAGAAGACCGCGAAGCTGACCTTAAAGAACTTAAGCGGACAGAGTTGGAATACGTACAGTGGGTGCGAGAAGCTAAGACAGAACTACGCAAGGTTCAACGCTAATAGATTCGCCACACTCGAGCACCGTACCTCCCGTACTCACAGCGGGAGCGTACTTCAAACCGTATTCTAAAAAACCTAGATACGGGAAGCAGTGCGGCTCGTATCTGCATGGGTGTTGCGGTAGTTGGTATAAAGAACGAACTGCCAACCAACAGCTTTTCCCACTGCATAAAATACTCCACCCCGTGAAGGGAGAGTACTCGCAGATGGTCAGGTAGCGGAACCTTGGGCTTAAGCGCTGTTTTCTGCTTGCGCAAACGCCGTTTCGTCGATGCCAATTACGTCTCCATCAAAGATGTAGCAGCGCACTGCAATACCGCTAAGCCCCCCTACGGCTCCCGCACCAATACGAGTGGGATGTGACTTACCACCATGCTTGAGATACCCTGCAGTGGTCAACCGTGCCAAGCTATCCCGAACGTCCACTTGCCTGCTAGTAAAGTACTTGCGTAACTCAGCCACAGGAATAGCCAGTGTTCTAGTGTCAGGGTCATACCGCATAACCAACTTGCCCTTTGGTGACAGAGCCGCTCTCTCAGGCAAGCCGCCCTTGGGTGTATATGCCGCTACCATTGCGTTGTTAACGTTCTCGTTGATGAATGCACCCAGAGTTTCCTGAGCCACAGTCATTGGGTTGCCAACGCTAGACATGTTAGACGCAATTGACTCCCGCACAACTCCCAACGCAAACTGATATATACGTGTAATGTCGATGTTAATCAGCCCAAGCTTAGTTGCAATCAACGCACCCACAAAGGCACATGTCAGCAAGCAAGAATAGAAACGGTCGGTCTGGTCTAGGTTCAGAGCCTTGTCAACCTTGGCTTGCATATCAGCAAGCAGCTTCATCACATGGTCGTGGTTGTCAATGATGTACTGAACGTAAATTGGACCCGCCAAGCCGTAGTTAGTACTGAGCTTGCCGAACGTTTCATCAATCTCAGCTTTGGGCGAGCCTGTGTATGCGTGAAACGCAATCTCAAGCACCCGACGAAGCTCACCATCTGCCGTACTTTTAAGATTTTGCAGGGCATCCACAACAGAGGCGTTGCCTGACGACAAAGTAAAGTTACACCATGTTGTGTTGTTCACACGCAGTTTGTTACTCTGCGCTTCCATACGGTGCTTGCCCCGCCCTGAGGTAAACCCATAAGCGTAGTCGGACAGAATCTCAGGCTTCTCGTTGGTGATCTCGTCCACAGTAAACGCAATACTGTTCATCATGCCAAGCAAGTGCATCTTGGAAGCGTACGTGTCGTCTTGCTTTAACAACAAGGTGTCAGGATTACCAAAGATAGAGTTGACTACCATCTGAGCCGTAGACTTGCCTGAGCCTGAGCCGTTGTGTTTAAGGTGAATCAACGCACCCTTCACGTTCTGTTTGGGGCCAATAAACTTTAGCAAGGGCGAACCAAAACCAAAAAACAAAGCCAGTGCATGCGTCTCGAGTCCGGGCCTGTTATAGAAGTTAGCGATCTTGCTCCACTCTTCCAATGTGCCGGTTGGCTTGAACTGCTCAGCCAACTCCCGTGTACCGCTTGAAGGCGGTGCCAGCTTAGTACCCGCTGCCGTGTATTCCAACTCACCTACGACAAAGCCAAGCCCGTCAGGTGTCCATCCCATTTGGCTGCGTGTTTTGTTCGCAGCGTACTGCGATTGCAGTTTGCGTAGTGTCGAAGCAAAGTAAGCCATGATTGCATCCAAGTGTTTTCCGTAAGCGACCACACCGTTTTTAATCAGTAAGTCGCGCATTTTATCTTTGGTGAACAGCGTAGTCACGGGGGCGTAGAACCTGCGAACACCGTCTTGCTTCATGTGCAAGTTTAGACCCACCATCTCGCCTTCACCGTTGCCGTACTGGTCAGAGTCAAAGAACCTCTCTGTCAGGTATAGGTCGTATGGGTAAATTTCAACGTCCTTCTCCTCACCATCAGGGGTACGTTCTTTCTTGTACACACCGCCGTTAACGCCACGAAAGTATGGGAACGGGTATGCCGGTATCGACATGGTGAGTGCCGGTGCTGTCTCGTCTTTGGGCGTCTCAATGATGTACTGGTCATCCTCGACAACTGCCTGCTCTACAAACTTACCCAACAGAATTGGCGTAGAAATCTTCTGTGGGCAACCCTCGCACAGAGATGAGTTGTTGTCCCGATACCACTCGCAGGTATACGGACCTTTGGTCTCAGCAGCTTTGGATTCAGTCGCCTCTGCCGAGTAGTCGGGATGCCGTTTGGACAGCGTATGGATAGCCGTAGGGCCGTCTTCGCACCGCACCGCAATAGATAGCGCAGCCCTCCACAACGGTTCTTCTAGCGTATGGGCTTGTTCAATGGCGTGTTTCATCTGCGCACAGCCGTTACCGTTAATGCTACGGATAGCTATACGCTTAAACGAACACTTAGGGTAGTCGCCAGTACCACCAATATCTTTAGACGTCTCGTCCATGCCAAACTGTTTGGCTGCGCTCAAGTCCATTGCAGGGGCGGGTAACGGCTCAATAAACTCAACAAGGGATACAGGCGTACCCATTGCAATAATCTGTACAGGTCTCGAGGTTGCGTTCTTAAAGTTATGGGTGCCGGGTATGCGCAGGATACGTGCAGCATCTGCAGTTACGGCGGGATCAGCAAATAATTTCTTTTGAGCGCACAAGCGCTTCAGTGATTTTGCGTGTCGTATCCACTCGGATACAGGCACGTCTTCGGTCAAAGGCCAATAGACGTGGAGACCACCACCTGAGTTAACAAGCGTTGGACTTGGGAGCTTTGTGTCAGCAACAAATATGGATAGTGCTTGGGCAGCGGTAGCTTGGTCAGCGTAGGGCTTGCCTGTACCGCAATCTAAGTCTAGAAAGAACGACCGCAGAAAGATGGCGTTGTCCGCCTTACGACCTGAGTCATCTTCAAATGTGGCAAGCGCAAAATACGCGTCCACGCCTTGGGAATCCATACCTGAGCCGACTGCCTCCACGTCTTCAATCGTCGCTTGGAACGATTGCTTGACAGCGTTTGCCCGAATACCCACAGTGCAATACAAGCCCTGCGTTGGTAAAACGGATTTGAGAAAGTCAGTCACAGAACCTCACTGGGTTGAGGAGAAAAAAATAGGGGCAACAGTGCTACCTGTTACCCCCGAGGGTTACTTACGTTTTGAAAGACGTGCAATAACTTTAGGCATTACTGCCTGATAACGAGCGCGTGGCACTGATCTACCAGTCAGCCAGTTGTACACACTCGCACGAGTCACGCCAAACATTAGCGCTATCTCGGTAATTGGTGTACCTTTGTTGATGCAAACGTCAGCCAACTGCATAACAATCGGCCTCTGGTCTGCATCTTCAACTTTCTGAATGAAGAGGGTGTCATGCCCCCGTGGTCTATTACGCATCTTCGTCAGTAGCCCAGTCACTCAAGATGTCAGATACGTTCTTTGCTGCAGCGGGAGCTTCGGGCTTCGCTTTGGTAGGGGCACGTTTGACAGGCTCCGCCACTTCTTCCGCTTTCTCGACGGCAGCAGGGGCTTCCTTGAACGACTGTGGTAACGCAGGCATGCCTTCAGCTTTAGATGGAACCATCTTCAACTCGATAGCTTGACGAGCGTCTTCTGTTTGGCTCTGTGCTTTACCCAGTTCCCACTCTTCTTTCGACAAGGGGCGTACAGCACGGAACTTCAACACGGGCACTGCTTCGGCTGTGTCGAAGCGAGCTTCGGTCACGATGCCTGTAATCGGAATACCATGTCCTGACAAGAACTTACCAAACGCTTGCAGTGGCATCTTCTCACCTTCAGCACGACCGAAGTATGACTTGGCAGGTACTGACAGGCGATAGATGTTGCCACCAATGTCGTTCTCTAAAGCTACAGCCAAACGCTTACTGTAACGGCAGGCACGAGCCTTACCATCACCAGAGCCTTCGATGTTCTGTGGGCAGGTAGCGCACGTCTTGGCTTGTGGATTTGCCACTTCTTCGTTGGGCACTACGCCTTCGGCAGACCAACAGGCAGGCTTGATGTCCTTGCCTTCTTCGTATTTGTCTGCATAGAACGTGCGGGTCACACCTTTGCCAGATGCAATCACCACAAAGTTCATGGCGCGTTCTTCGTTCTTGGCGACTTCTTCACCGCCTACAACCATACGCCACACACCGCCCTTGATTGAGATTTGCTTACCGCCAGAGCTACCTGCGATGTCACGGGTAGTAGCGTCAGAAGCCTCACGCAAATAGTCAGGGATAACGGAACCGGATTTGAAAAGTGTCATGTTACTCATTTTGATTTCCTATTGGGAAGTTACTTGGATGAACGGCGAACCGTGATCGAGTACTTGGACTCGATATTCACACCTGCAGGCATGCTGTCTGGATTCTCTTTGACGAACTGTGCAAAGTTACCTTGCGCAATACGACGTTCGAGAAGGTCAGGGGCATCATGCTCACGGATGAATTTGTACATACTGTCCCAGTCACTGGTCCAGTAGCGTGTTTTGACGGCTCGTGTGAACGAACCATGTTGTGTCTTGCCACCGTCTTGACCAGTGGCTTTGCAGATTTCTAGAAGCTCATGCTCAACGGCATCAAGCTGAACATCAAGGTCAGCTATCTCAGCTTCCATCTGCTTCTTCTTCATTTCTTTAGCGTCACGTATTTTGATATACACATTGACTAACTGGCTTGCATCCATAGGACTCCTTTGATTTGCGTTGAACTAAATTGAAATTATACACTGTCAAATTTACATGTCAAGCTCTTGTTTGTATAAATCTACTAAACTTTGATGTAAATCTATTTTATTTTGCAACATGGTATACACGCGCCGCTCGACAGGGCTACCTTGTAGGTGTGTAACCGTAACGTGATTTACCTGCCCTGCACGGTGTGCTCGGGAGTTAGCTTGCAAATAGATTTCTGTGGACGCTACTGGACCCCACCACACAACTTGATCGGCACGAGTCAGCGTGATACCGTGTGCAGTAGCTTGTGGTACTAGCAGGAGTATGCGTGGGTCGTCTTCGGTTTGAAACTGTTTGATGATGTCTGCTCGGCGTGTAGAAGCAACGCCGCCATGAATTGTCTGCACTGTGTATCCTTCTTTGAGTAGAGTATTCTCAACCATCTGAAGCGTGTGCCGATATGGGATAAACACCAATACCTTATGGTCAGTTTGCTCAATCACATTCAGTAACTCAGTCATGCGATTAGATACGTCAAACTCAACAACACCTCCGTCATCGGTATAAACCGCACCTTGCGCAACTTGCAAAAGTTTGTTAAGCATTGCTGCCGCATTCACCGCTGTGATTTCTGAGCCTGCTGCAATAGTCATCATTTGTTTTTTGAGTGCGTCGTAGTATTTGGTCTGCTGAGCAGTCAACGGAACTTCACGAGTCGAGTACAACAAGTCAGGCAAGTCCAAGCACTCTAGCTTTGTGTATCTAATGGCAGGTTGCAATACTTGGTGAACGATCTGTTGTGCGTCTTGTCTCGGCACCCACTTGTACTGCGTAAGTTTAAGCATCACCTTGTCACGGAACGCACCAAAGAATCTAGGCACCGCATCAGGTGCCACAAGTTTAGCCAAACCGTATGCGTCAAGCGGTGACTGCGAGGCAGGCGTACCCGTCATCATCCATAGGCGTGTAGCAGGTTTAATCAGGGTTGCAAGGCACTTCCACCTATCAGTAGTCACGCTCTTAACTGCGTTAGCTTCGTCCACAATGATGAGATCAAATCCACCGGCTATCAACTCTTTATTGACGACCTTCACACCATCAAAGTTAATGATGACAAACTCGTAATCACCATCAATGACCTTCTGTCTTTGTGTGCGTGACCCCTGCGCAATTGCAACGGTTCGGTGCATGACTGTCTTGAATAAATCAGATCGCCATGCGGTGTCCATAATGGACACTGGGCACACAACAAGCACACGCTTGACTCTGCCTTGTTGCATCAAATAATCCGCAGCCCAAGCTGCTGCACTGGTCTTGCCTGTGCCTGCTTCGTTGAACACAAAGCAACGTGGATGGAGTGTGAGGAACTCTGCAGTAGTACGCTGATGATCGAACGGCGTAAACATTCCGGGCCACTGGTAGCGTCCCAGTATGGGACTAGGCACATCACGTATACCTAGATTGCGTAACAGTTGCACTTCGTCAAAGCCCCAGTTAACAATGACTTGATCAACGTCTCCGTTGTTCTCAAGCACCTTGCTCTTAGGAATGATTGAAGTGATTTGATTTGCTTTGCGTGTATTAAACACCAATGCTTTGTTGTCAATGATTTGCATAATAAATTGAATAGAGGTGACAAAAATAGCCCAGTAGCACTGCTACTGGGCAAACCCATTACTGGGGAGGAGAAAATCCAACGAAACAACTCAGCAACTGCAGGCACCGAGTGGTTTTATCTTACATTACTTTTTACGCTCTCGCTTAGAAATTTGTGACTTTAACGCACCAGATTTAGTGCGGGAGAAGCTAGTGTTTTCCGATTGCGGTGAGGCACGGAGGTTGCTTAACTTAGACGTACCGCCCTTGGACATAGCCTTCTTGTGGTCTACGTCTACATCGTCAGGTAGAGTGCCATTAGCCTTCTCGTATGCCCGTCTAGCCTTGTGCCTCTCGGACTGGGCAGCGAGTTGTTTTGGTGTGCCCTGATAGTTTTTATACTCAGCAGCATAATTGCGTTTAGTTGCCATTGTGATTCTCACATGTAGTAACTGGGCAGAACTTGCACAGGGCAGAGCTTTTAGGGTTCCATACCCCATGCACCACCGCTGCTTCGATTGCACTAGCCCTGCCAGCCCATTTAGACAGGATTTCAGGCAATTGTTTCCGAGTGTACTCAGACTTAATAATGTCGCCAACTACAACAAACAGCAGTGCCCCTTTAACGGTATGTACGTTGGGATGGTGAATCATTACCATAGCTGCCATTAGTTCTAATTGAGCGCTGTCTGCGTACCTACTTGACTTGCCGGTCTTATAGTCGGCTACCCTTGCAATTCCCTTGTCGTGGTTGATTGCAAGATAGTCGGGGATGCCTCGGAACCATACATCTTTGTCAAAGAACCCGCAGGGGGTAAAGTCTGCTCGGATGCCAAGCTTCTCTTCGCATCGTACGTCGCCTTTGAAATTGGCGAGGGGTTCCACAAATGATTTGTAGTTTGTATAACTTGCCGGAAGTGGTGTTTTATCACGGATGTAATCTTCAAATGCTTTGTGTACGGCAGTGCCGTACATGGTTGCTTCAGTGTCTTTAGATTTGAACTTTTTTAGTATCTTGACTTCGTGGTATCTGCGTGGACAACCTTCGTAGTCTTTGATGCCTGAGTATGAATGGGCTAGCGTCATGGAAAGAACTGGGTTTGTTTTTGCAAGCCCTAGTGTACCAATCAACAGTCCCCATAGGAAGCCCCTACGCCTGATTCGCAGGCTAGAGGTAAAGTTTGTGCCCACTTTGGACGCCATGACATACACTCCTCAACGTATTGTTTTGCTTCATCTTTTTCCTCAATTGGTGCAATACAAGCCACGGCATCGTGAACTGTCAACACCACCTTATACTTCTTGCCGATTTTGAGCATCTGCTCCGCAACGACCTGCCTTGCTACGGCTTGACACAGGTTCTCAACTACCTTCCCGCCATAGATATACACGGGTATTCCCTTAGAGAAATAGCGTAGCTGAGTCTTGCCAGTCTTCTCATCCAACACCTCACCCAAGCCGGGGTACTGGATATGTAGCCCACTAGGTAGGGTTAACCCTTTCTTGGGTATGGCGTGGATTAGCCCTTGCTCGTCTACTTGAAAGCCGTTGCCTGTACGCAACGCAATCAACGCTTCGTCGGCTTTGTGCCACAACTCGGGTATCTTGTAGTACGTTGTCCGGTATGCGTGGATGATGCGTTTTGCCTCGTCAAGCGTCACCTCGACACCGGCTTGTACCTTTAAGAATATCTGTAACTTGTTTGGTCCGACGCCATAGCCTGCACCAAGCACCACGGTCTTACCCACCTGACGCTGACTGGCAGGGCCAGTCGTCACATGCTCTGGCGGTATCTGGTAAATCTGGCTAGCCATCAGGCGGTACACATCCTTCTTATCCTCGAACGCCTCTATCAAGTCATGCTGACCCGCAAGCCAAGCTAAAGTTCTAGCTTCGATTTGTGCAGAGTCGCAGTCAATCACAACGTAACCCTTGGGCGCTTTGATAGCCTTCTTGATCTTGCCTGCGTTATCACCGCGTGATGGTAGGTTCTGCAGGTTTACAGAGTCTTGACCAGACCAACGACCAGAGTGTGCCCCGTAGTAACGTAGAGGTACAGGAAACTTGCCTCGGCTAGACATACCAATAAAGCGCTCAGTGCGAGTCTCCTCAATTGTCGTCTTGTTTCCAAGGCGGGCTGCGACAAGCATTTGGACTCGTTCATCGGGATGCTCCTCTAAGGATTTAAACTCTTCATCGGTTTTGGCAAATGCCCACGCTATTTTGCCAGTGCGCAGGCTTACCTTTGTGGGCGGTACAACGCCGTAGTTCTCTAACACTTTGGAAAACTTGTCGTTAGACATGAGTAGCTTCTTAATGCCTGCCATGCCCTCGCTAAAGATAGCGTGTACGTATTCGGGATCAGCGTCTTTTAGCATAAAGTCCCGCACAGATTCCATTAGCGTTTCTTTGGCGTCCCTTACGGCTTCCAAGTGGTCAACCAATAGCTTCTTGTCCAACTCAAGCACAGGCTCAATGAACATGCGTAGAGTCATGTCTATCAGTTTCAGTTCTTGTTTAGGGAAACCCATCGCCATGTACGCATTAAATAGCTTGTACGTTAGCTCTACGTCGTTGACGCAGTATTCAGCGTAACGTGCCATCTCCTCTACCGAAAAGTCAGCGTAGTGCTTGCCCTTGGCATGATTGACCTCATCGCCCTTGACTCCAATACCCATGCGTTGTGCTTGCACTTCGAGGCGGTGTGCCTTTTCATGCGGATACAAAGCCCGTGACATACCAAGCGTATCAAACCAAGCCAGTGGCTTTACGCCATACAGCCAGTCAAGTACCGCACCGTCAAACGCAGTGTTCTGTGCAACCACCATTGCATCAGACCAGTCGAACTCTTTTAGTATCCGTTCCACTTGCGGTTTGGGATACCAAGTTGTCGGGCCGTCGTCCACCTTGATTGCAATGCCAATTATCTCAAACTGAGGCGACCGCACATACTCCTCGGTAGGAATCTTGGTCAGGGAATACTCAGTTGAGTAGAAGCACTCAAGGTCAAGTGTTACGATTTTTGGCATATTGTTTGTCAAACTCTTCTCTGATTAGTTTTGTGGTTTGTTCAACCATACTTTGTGAGGTAACGGCACTACTTGACCCTTGCATAAGCGTCTTGCCTGTTCGTGGGTGTTGGCGCGTAGCTACGTTTAGTTCTTCCTGCGGGGACAATAAGTCGTGAAACACTTGAGCCTCAAACCTTGTACGTCGGGCTTCTTTGTACGCTTCAATCAACGCTGCTTTTTCTTCCGGCTCCAAGAACCACAAGCGGTGTACATGTCCGTCTTGGGTTTCCGTTAGCAAGTTGTCAAGCTTATCTAAAATGCTACTAAACTTCGGTATGCGCCCACGGTGGTCCGCATCCCCAAAAAAATCTTCGGGGTTGGTTTTAAGTCGTTCGATAATTACTTGTACTGATTGCATCATTTACAGTTCTCCTTTACAAATTCTTCCAGATGGACAAGGTTGGTCTCGTTTACCACCCATGCGTCACCACCGGACTCGATGATGTTTTTGAGGTTTTTTTCTTGCAGGGCAGTTGTCGTGCCCTTGCCTGCCTTGGCTTCAATAGCAAAGAACTTTCCGTTAAGACAACACAGGAAGTCAGGCACACCGCTATTGCCGTAGCCAGTGCCAATTGGCATAGCGTAGTAGATGTTGTGGGCTTTCAAGATTGCTTTGATCTTGGCTTTGACTTTAGATTCGGGTGTTGCTGCCATGTAGATTGGTACTCATAACTTGGTTGTAATCGAACCCCTCGTCGAGGCATTCACTAAGTAGCACATCTTCAGTCCCATGTTTGACAACGTTGTTGTTGTATGTGTACACGCTACGTGGGACACGTATTAGTCCTGCTACAAAGTCTTTACCTAACCGTGTAGTACGCCAGATGCCTGAGAACTTGGACTTGTGTGAGTCGTCTTTGCTCTTGCGTTCCACAAGGTTCCACCAGTGCAACGTAGCCAGTTGGTTAGATCGCACCAACCATTGAGGTCCAGTTATAGGAACGTTTACCCAACCGTCCTCATCGCCAGTTTGATGATGCAGCCACAACAATCCTTGCGCCATTGTTTTGTTAATGTTGCGGATGTATATCTTGCCCCATCGGTCACACACAGGGCAGTGCCCACCGTCACCGGCAATCGTGCGCCCCCAAGCGTCTCGCATTATCATTCTATTTTCCATTTGCAACCTCAATTAGTTTGGATAAGTAGTGTTGGGCTTTCTTCAAGTCCTCAATACCGTTTTTGTTTTTCCAACGGGATATGTACTTCACCACGTTACCTTCAAGATACCCAAGGTCGTTGGCAATGATGTAGTCCCATGGTTGTATGGTTTTGTCTTTGTAGTGTGACCCGCCAACTTGCGTGTCATCGGCTCTTTGAATCATTTGGTTTCTCCTGTAGTAGTGCGTCATAGTACTTCTTGGGCATCGGGGCTTTCTTGGTGATGATGGTACGTAGCCACTCGGCACCACCAAGCTGATTAAAAATAATCCACTGCCGATCAGACATCCTTATTTGTCTTCCTATTAGTGGCTCGGGAGGTTTTGCTCTCGGCATCTCTGGGTGACCTTTCGTGTTTGTTTGGTTGTCGTGCTTTTGTGTAAGTGCCAAATTGTTTGTAGCCTAGACCGGTCTCGCTTGCGATTGTTCCCAAACCTTTGGCACGAAAATAAACATCTTTGAGAAAGATGCTCGGGCGATCTACTAAACGCAAGTCATCCCAAGGGTTAAGTACGCGTGGGGGGTTGCCGTTCTTCAGAACAAAACACTCTCTGATGGGGTCGTATCGAATTAAGTCAAGTACTTTCATATGTTCAGTTCCTTAAGCTTGGCTTCATGTGCCGCCATAATGTCTGCAACGTATGGTTTATTAGCCATGCTAATTCCGTGACGCTCCTCTTTGGTCAGCCCTACCCATGTGCGCTGTGTATACAAAGGCAACACCTGACCAAGCGGTGTAAACAAAGGGCTGTCTTTGTCTGTGCTGACCATCCCGTTAGTTGGGTCGTACCATGCTATTGGTTTCATCTCGGTGCATCCTCATGGTTGTCAGGGTTGAACTTAGGGACTCGGTTGCCCTTGTCCTTGGGGTTTGGGAATGGGGGGAAGGGCCAAGTCACTTCTTAGTGCCCATGAACTCAATGTCAGGTTGTTCTTTGCGTAACTCTGCGTATTCCAACTGCACACGTTGGGCGTGTATTATCTTACCCGCAGTATTGTTAAGCTCGGCTGCAACTTTTACATCGACTGTGCCGTTCTTGAGTCCGTCATACAAAGCAGACAGTTCTGTTGTTAGTTCACTGATGTGTTTCATCTTTAATTTCCTTTAGTTTACGTTGGATTAACATTTGCATTCGTTTAGCTTCTATAAGCTCGGGAGTTAAAACCTTGCGTGGCACTTGTAGTAATACTGCTACGTACGAAGGGGTTAACTCTTTAGTCTGTCTAAGTGCCACCGCACGGGCACGTTCTCGACTGACTTCTATATCCTTGCGGTAGCTTGCGTGCCCCCACTCGGCTTTCTTTTTAAGTATCTCATCTCGTTTCGGCCCATTACGACGCGCTTTCGCAATGGCTTTTACTTTTTCTAAGTTCTGTTCTCTGTACCTCCTGTTTATTTCTTTTAGTAACTCTTTGTTATTTGCACGCCACTCAGCGTGTTTGGCTACCTTGGCTTCACGGTTTTCCCACCAATACTCCCGTCCTTTGGCGTTTATGACTTCTTTGTTAGCCTCTCGGTACGCTCGTTTTTTAGCCTTAAGTGTGTCTCCAAGACTTTCCCTATACGCTTTATTTACTGCTTTAATGCGTTCTAAGTTAGCTTCTCGGTACGCCTTGTGCCAAGCGGCTCGGGCAACTGGGTCCTTAATTGGCATTTGGTTATTCTCCTAATTCCTCAAAGATGTCGTTGAGTACGGTTTTGATTTGGCTGACCATCTCAGCTTTTGTATAAGGTGCGGACATAACCATCTTGATACTTGCCAACGCCTTATACATAGCTTGCCCCTTCAATGCGAACAGTAACGCATCCTCATCGTCGGGGTAGTCAAACTCCAGTATGGCTTTTGATTTCATTTACCCAAGCCACCGAAGTACAGGTGCAAACGACGATACAACTCATGCGCATCGTTAAGGCTAACTGTATCCATGATGATGTCGATGCTTGTACGAATAGGGGTGTGGTCGTGGTCAACCAACATGTTTATGCCCCCCATTGCCGTTGCAGCAGCCGTTAGTGCCTCTGTGCTAGGCTCAGTTGTCTTAGAAGTTATAACCTTATAACTTTTGACTTTCTTTACCTTAGCTTCTCGCTTAGCCATTGTCTTGGCAGACTTGATGGGTGTGTACGCTTTCCCATTAGGGCGTAGCAAACCATCGCTATCTTTATAGATATGCCCTTGGCGTAGCATCTGCCCAATCAGGGATGACACAGATGATTTCTTATGCCCCTGCTGTACAAGGATTCGGATTGCATCATTACGAGCGCAACCGGAGTTGTCTCGCACAAAGTTAAAGGTCGATTGCGTTACGTTGTTTGTAGGTTTGAACACGGTTGTTTCCTTAGGTTGTTCAGTTGTTTCTGGTTGTTCCCAAGCTTGCAATATCTTTTGCATTTCTGTGTGTAGATCAGGCATTGTCATCCTCAAATAAGTTAAGTTGTTTAGGGTCAGGCATGGTGCGTGATAAATCCTCCATGTCACGCAACCGCATCTCCAACCTTTCAGATAAGACTTTGATTAACCCCGAGTGCCCATCGGCAACTCGGATTAGTTCCTCATCGGTCAAGTTGTCATAGTTCATCGAAGCTCCATAAAGTTAAGTAAATTTCCGTCATCGTCGATAGTGAACCATACGATGTTGTCAGGCGGGGGCACGTTCACTTTCTTGAGATGCCCACCTACCGTTGCGACTGCCCTGATTCTCTCTAGCCAATCAGGTAAGTCTGTCACTAGACCACGAGACGCTTCCTCGTGTCCATCACGCCACCGCTTAAGGGTGTAGTCAAGTCCACGTTCTTCGTATCTGCATTCGTACATAGGATTGTCTTTGTGGTATCCAAGTTTATGTTCTAGCATTCGAAGGGCGTCAGATTTCGCTCGCCCATGTCTGTCTGCTACTTCCATAATCTCAGTTACCATCGCCTTCACTTTCCCCATCATTTATCCCCCAATCAAATGCACCAAGGATTTCATCCACCTTGATCTTGGTTAAAGCACGAGTGCTATCTTCTTCACGCAATTCCTTAGGTGTTATGCCAGACAATACCTCTTCAAGCTTACGTGAAGCTTTCGTCAACGCAGGGTCGTTAGTAATATTCATGACCTGCAACAACTCACACAAGTCAACGGCATTGGTCACCGTTGTGTCGTGGAACGTACGCTTCTTGCCAT